AGGGTTGTGAATCGATTCATCTCATTGGCTAATAGGACCGTATCACGATGGTAGGAAAGTGCTCTGTTTACCATGAAAGATGGATAAGACTTCTCGTCCTGTTCAGTCAGCAAGGCATACTCCTTGGTTTGCAGGATGGACGGAAGTATTTCTTTAAACAGGTCAGCCATTTTTACATTTCTTCATATATTTTTTAAAAGACTTAGCGTCAAATTTTGAATTATTATGCATAAATTTGTGAAATAAGATAGCATCAAATTCGATTCCTAATTCCTTACACACAATTTCTGCATCACTAAGTTCGCCAATTGTATATACAATATCTTCTGATATTACATCAGATTTAAATTTAATTAAAACATTATTCAACAATGTTAAATCTTCATTAAAGATGTCAAATTTTGCGCAATGTGCCACCCAAAAATTATCAATAGAATTTAAAGGCAGTCTTGCAATGTCGCGATATCCCCACTCTTCTATCTTTTTCTGCAGATCTATATTCCTTACAATATAAATTCTAGATCTATGTTCCAAACCATATGCAGTTGCATGGTCATAACATACATAAAATACAAATATTGGGACATCTTTGTATTTATTTTTTAAATCTTCTGCAGATACATTTCGAATTTCAAATCTATGTGTATTATTCATAGATGATAGATAACATGTTTTTATTTGAACTTTCCAACAATGATCGTATTTTGTGCTGTATACACGAGCATCATATGATTCAAGTAAATGCCTTGTATCGTCTACTTGAAGATCATATCCTTGGCGAATAAAATGTTGTTTTAATTTTAAAACGGAAATCTCTTCTCTGATATTTGCATCGGGTGCTGATGCTGCACCAGATTTGTGTGGGGAAATGGATTTAGTTTTTTTGTGAGCAATGTTGATATCAACAATATTAGATGCCAATATATCGCTCACATCTATAAACTCATCTAAATTTTCAGACATTAAATTTGCACTCCACCATCATCTCTGTGAGGCATGCGGTGAGATTTAGTTCCTGATCTGCAACAAATGCTGATTGATATTGATAGCGCGCAAGAATTACAACCGCATTTGGAATCGTAGACTTATCCATGATATCATACAGACTATCATAGATTTTACGGTAAATCTTCGCAGGATCGTCACCGCCAAAATCAGCAACCCACTTTCTCATTGCTCCAAAGTTTTGTTCTTTTAAAGAAGTTACCAGTTCATTGATTGATACGTCAGCAATGCTTGATAATATACCAGCGTCGATCTTACCACTGACTGAATATCGCTGTAGTTCATTCAGCACTCGGCGATAATCGGGAAAGTGTTTCTTTACAACTTCAGCAAGCACTGCTTTGTCAAATGGAATTTTCTCAGATGTCAGAATCTCTGCTGCACGTTTCATAAATGCAACAGCCATCTTTGGTTTTTCATCTTTGCGCAGTTTAAATTCAATCACAGCACAACGAGAATGCAATGGTTCAATAATTCGATTCTTGAAGTTGCAAGTCATGATGAATGTGCAATTATGCGCAAACTCTTCCATCGCGCCACGAAGTGCAGGTTGAACGCTATTGGGGTTCAAATAATCTGCTTCGTCTAGAATAATAACTTTCTTGCTACCGCCAAGAGACATTGAACTCGCATAGTTCTTGATCTTTGTTCGAAATGTGTCGATTCCCGACTCATCAGAAGCATTGATCATCAAATAGTCGCAACCGATTTCATCGCACAAGGCACGAGCGACTGTAGTTTTACCTGTTCCTGGCGTACCGCACAACAACAAATGCGGAATCTCTTTCCGATCTACATAGGACTGGAAAGTAGATTTGTATTCTTCAGGGAGGATGCAATCGGCGATCGTATGCGGTCTGTATTTTTCTACCCACAACACTTCATTCATAATAAAATCTCATAATAAAAGATGGGGTGGAGGAGGTGAACCCTCACAGCGGCAGTCTGGCGGAGTGTGCTGTCAACAAGAACAGTTGCGCCCCAATAGACTTATTTAGCCACATTCTCATATATAGTCTGGAAGTCACTCTGCTCTGCAACTTCCTCTTCATAATTACGTTTGTGATAAGTCCTCGCCAGTTTACGTCCCAACTTCTTGGGAATCTCGCATTCATCCTGCATCTTTTGCAAAATTTCTTTAATTAAATCTCTTTCGGCTTCGATGCGAGTAAGTGAGTTTGAGATTTCTTGAAGGCATCCCAGAACCTTTGCTTTATCAAGTGCCATGATCAATCTTCTCCAAAGGTCGAGTTTGCTGCTTCAATTGCAATGTAGTATGTAATATCAATCGTCTTATGCTTGAATCGAGCCATGCCCTTCTTAACAATAGAAACATCATACGAACCATCGAGCAACTTAAAGTTTTCTGCCTTCATCACAACTCGGAACTTTGCACCTTCGCTCGTTCCAATTTCAATCTTAGATTGATCAGCAGAATCATCTTTAATATCAGTGGCGATAAAATTAATTACAGAACCATCGCTCTCAAAGACAAAGTTCGGCGAGCCAGAGATTCCAGCAGAACGCTGCATCCACGCAAGATCTTCTTGCGAAAGACTGAACGAACAATCAGGATCACCAAACGTGATTGACTTCTCTGGAGGAGTCACAATAATCTTCGGTGAACAATACTTAATAAAGTCAGACTTCTTTTTGTTCTCTGTATTGATTGTCAACTTGTCATCTTCAAATCCAAGTTCAGCATCTTTGTAGAGAGAGATCTTTGCAAGAAGTTTGTTCAGATCATAAAGCGCAAACTCTTTAGGAAAGGTTTCGCTGATTGTGGCTTCAACAAAGATTGTCCTGAGACCAGAAATAGTCTTCAAAGTATTGCCAGACTTAAATTGAAGACTCTGATTGATACCAGAGAAGTTCTTCAAAATTTGCACAGTGCTATCAGAAAGTTTCATAATTAACATCCTCAATTTGCTCAACACGATTATTATATAACGAATCAACTATTTTGTCAACCCTTGTGGTCAACTCATTCAAATTACAATTATTATCCATCACAATATCATAATGACTACCGATCCATGCCCATTCAGAGTAATGTACTTCTGGATATGCATTGCGCATTAGTTCGAGTGTATTGCGAAGATTGCAATCTCTAGCAAGATTATACCACTCAGGATCATCACCACGCCGAACACGAATAATTTTGCCGCCGCTATTTTTGATTGCCGTAATTTCATTTGGAAATCTCACATCAGCAATTACATAATTGTTCCAAGGTGTTTGGTCACAGCGACGCAAGACTGTGTGAACCCAGAGGTCAGGATGAAATACATCTCGACCTGCTTCTGTTCCCATCAATTGTAATGCAAGTCTGGGTGAGAATTCACGACCAAACTTTTTAGACCACCACTCATCTGGTTGTTCGCGCCATGCTCGAGATTCTGGAGTATCACCCTCAAGCATGGCACGATCCCAACCGAACACTGCAGCACAAGAATCTTTCACACTATTCGCAAAACTCTCTTTGAGAAAATTATGTCTTTCTACCAAGAGATCTGCAACTGTACCTTTCCCTGCTCCAATGAAGCCAACAAGTCCAACAATCATAAAATATTATAGTGATCCCACGAAATTGGCTACTGCGGGCATATCGCCAGTGAATGCATATGTTCCAATGTGATGTGTCTTCATCCATGGGCAGAGCCAAATCTGACCACCGATCTTTCTCCACCATTGGCAGAACATATAGTCTTCAGAGAGATAACGATCTGAGCGACCGTGATCAATGACTGTATCAAAGTATGCATGAATGTAACGAGTGCCGTCGAAGTTTGCCTGACCAACATGGTCTGGGCGATAACGCAACTCTGGATAAGCATCTTTGAATCGATCAAACACTCCACGCTTAATGCACATGAAGCCAGTACCAATCTCTAGAACCTCAACTGGTTCAGCAACAGAGAACTTCTCAGTACCAGGAACTGGATTGAACACAAAGTCACCAGCGAGTTTTTCCATCTCAGCAACAGCAATGTCAGGATGCTTCTTGATGGCTTCCTTAATTGCACCCCACTTGATCGATTTCTTCGGATATGGACCACCGACTACATCCTTATCGAGCGCAAGAAGTGCAACCACATCTCGTGGATCAAAATGAATGTCAGCGTCGATAAAGAGCATATGAGTGAAACCTTCTGCGCGAAGGAACTCATCTACAAGATAATTGCGAGCGCGAGTAATGAGAGATTCGTTAAAAATAAACGAGAAACGAACTTCAATGCCATACTGCGAACAAACAGATTGCAGATCTAGGCAAGACTTTACATACATGCCGTGAGCAGCACCGCCATACATTGGGGTTGCTACGAATAACTTGTATGATCGTAGTTTCTCAATGGGAACTTCTAATTGCATAATTATTCACTCCAGTTATAAAATTTCTTAATATATTCAAGAATTTTAGTTTGATCATCGAGATTTTCGTTGATCATTGTCTCTATATAGTCCATGAGCGTCAGCGACCCCATGATATTCGAGATTTTGGTTTTACGAGAATTTTTAAATTTATCGTCTTGATCGTCTTTGCGGTCAATGTGACGTTGATCAAGTGTGCTATTCTTTACAGTGAGAATTAAAATCTTGAAATCTTCTGGAAACTTTTCCTGTAAGAAGTCTAACATTTTACCATTGAACAAGCGATCACCTTCGAAGATCACATTGACTTCATCTGCATCAAAGGTCAATTCATCAAAAAACTTTAGCGCGTCTGGTTGAACAGCCATAGAAAGACGATCAGTTCCTTGAAATGTGTTACCATCATTTTCATACTTACCAAGAATATAAAGATTCAATTTCTTGGAATACATTGCATCAAGTAACTTTTGTGGCTTCACAATTCGCCAATCATCAGCCATCGAAATTAGTTTAAACATCAGTGTGGTCTTGCCAGTTGCTGGTTCACCACCCATTGCAATCACTTTTACCATAGTGCTTCCAATCCTTCTTGTATGGGTTGTTCGTCTGAAAACATCCAATCTAGTTTTTCTATTCTACCTGTTCTCACATAATAAGTAAACTTTTCTGGCTTTATATTTTGTCGTTGAGCAAGCGATTGTAGTAA